CGCAACAATAGCTATAACAGGCGTTGAAGCATACATAAATGGCAATAAAACAATATCTGCAATAGTAGATGAATATACTTTTAGAATTACAACAACAGGTGCAACAGTTCATACCGATTATAGGTATTCAATTCCTAATGGTATTGCTTCTGAAAATACTTTAGTCCAATACAACGGCGTAGCAGCTGTAGAAGAAGCTGTCCTACAAATCGCTGTAGACGTATTTCAATCAAGACTAGCTGCAGGTGGCACACAACAAGCCCTTGATTACACCCCAGCCCCATATCGTATGGGCAGAACGCTTTTGTACAAAGTTACAGGTTTAATAAGTAAATATATTGACTCTAATAGTCAAGTAGGTTAACTATGCCTTTAAGTACGCTACGTTCAGACCTTAAAACAGCGATAACCTCAAACACAAATTATTCTGCTTACGATCACGTACCAGACATTGTTATTCCACCAGCAGCTCTAATTTTAGCTAGTGACCCATACCTAGAACCAATAGTTATAGGCAATAGCAAAAACTATTACGTCAGACTAACATTAGAAGTTGTTAGTTCAACGTATTCTAACCCAAGCGCGCTAAAAAACTTGGAAGACGATATAGAAACAATTCTAGGACTTATTCCGTTAAACTTTATAGTATTATCGGTAAGTAGCCCAAGAATCAGAAGCACTAATAGTACCGATCTATTAACTGCTGAAATACAACTACAAACAGCCTACACAGGCTAGGAAAGGTAAGAAATGGCAACAACTATTTTAAGTGGTCGTCAACTAATTCTAAGTGTTAACGGCGTTAATTACTCAGAACAAATCACTTCTTCTGCTATTAACTTTGATACAGAAAGATTGACTTTTGACACCCTTGCAGGCAAAGCATACAAATACATAGACTCAAACGTTACACTTGACGTAGAGTTCTTAAATGACGCAGGTGCAACACCAAACAGCTTGTACAAAGTATTATGGGACGGCACAGAGTCAGCCCCAGATACAACTATTGCTTTTATTATGACATTAAGAACTGGTGTAACTTTAACTGGTTTAGTATTGCCACAATACCCAAGCATTACAGGTTCAGGTGCAGACGTACAAACTTGTTCAGTATCATTACAAGTTGTAGGTATACCAACCGAAGACCTAACAGCGTAACAACAACAACAAACAGAACAGGGGCACACAATGCTTAAATTAAAATTATCTTGGGAATTAGAAACAGGTGAAAAGTTTGATGAATGGACAAGACCAATCGAACTTGCTATGGCAGAAAAAGAACTTTATAACAGTAAGTCAATTGTTAAAATTCTTATGGAAGAAAACACACCAAGCAACTCACTTCTTTTGTTCCTTGGTCACAAAATACAACAACGTGTTACTAAAAAGATTGAAAGTTTTGACACTTGGAAAATCAAAGTCGTATCTATTGCAGCTTCTGATTTTGAGACAGCAAATTTTACCAAGCCCGAAGCATCGGGCGAATAGCAGTAGAACTAGCAATAGCAACTGGGATAACACCCGACTATTGGCTCAATGCCGAACCCGATATTTGGGCTACAGCAATAAACATATTAAACGAGCAAGCTAATGGCTAAAGCAATTCGATTAGTTCCTGTTGATAAAGATTATCGAGCTTTGTTACGTGCATTTAGTAAAATGGACGATGGCGCTAAAAATGAAATGAAACAAGTGGCTAGCGATTTAGCAGAACGAGGTGCAAGATATGCTCAAGGCGCAGCTTCTTCAGCCCCTTTTAATAATCGTCAAGCAATAGCTGTAGCACAATCTATAAAAATATCTAAATCAGATAAAACCCCAAGTTTTAGTATTGGTGGTAGGCAAAAAGTTGGCTCTAGTGCTTTTGCTGCTGGTTATGTGATAATGGGTAATGAGTTTGGCTCTAAGCAATATAAACAGTTTCCTAGACGCTCTGGTAAAGGTGGCAAAGAGGGTTGGTGGTTGTTTAAGGCTATGGCTAGATTTCAACCAATTATAGCTCAAGAATGGTTACAAGGTTATGAAAAAATTACAAGTAGTTGGAAAAGTAGGGCTATTTAATGGCTGATATTAGGACACTTAAACTTGCTTTACTTGCTGACACAAAAGATTTCATAAAAGGTTTAGACAAAGCTGATAATGAAACTAGAAGTTTCAGCGATAAACTTGGCACAGCATTAAAAGCAGGCGCAGTTGCTTTTGCTGGTTTAGCTACGGCTGCTGGCGCTTTTGCATTAAAAATTGGTAAAGATGCTATTGGCGCAGCTTCAGATTTTTCAGAAGAAATATCAAAAGCAAGAGTTATATTTGGCGACGCTTCTAAAGACATTGAAAAATTTGCTGAAACAGCTGCAGACTCATTAGGTCAATCAAAAAAGCAAGCTGTAAATGCTGCATCAACTTTTGCTACCCTTGGTAAAGCAGCAGGTTTAACAGGTAAAGATTTATCTAAATTCTCTATAGGCTTTGTAAAACTAGCCTCAGATTTAGCATCATTTAACAACACTTCACCAGAAGACGCTATACAAGCAATTGGCGCAGCCTTACGAGGCGAAGCCGAACCAATTAGACGTTACGGAATTTTACTCAACGACGCAACACTTAAAAACGAAGCTTTAGCATTAGGTTTAATAAAAACAACTAAAGAAGCATTATCACCTGCTAACAAAGTATTAGCAGCCCAAGAAGCAATATACAAACAAACTTCAGACGCTCAAGGCGATTTTGCAAGAACTTCAGACGGATTAGCAAACAGCCAAAGACAATTAGCAGCTAACATTGAAGATGTCAAAATCCAATTAGGTGAAGTTTTACTACCAATAGTTTTGCAAGTATCTGATGTAATTAAGAAAACCTTTGTACCTGCTATAGAAAATCTTGTGGACGGGTTTACAAGAAAAGGTAAACAAGGTCTAACTAGGGCTTTCTATGATGCTGGTACTGGTGTTGTTTCATTTGGTTATGATATGACAGGTGTTGAGGGTAAAGCATACGAATTAGGTGAAAGTATGCGTGATTTAACAACTTCAATTGAAAAACTATTAACTATAGACCCTAACTCTTCAGACAGTTTCTTTGTCAAAACTTTAGATACATTAAATCGTACAATAGAAAAAATAGAACAAGCCACAGCAGCTTACGAAAGATTCAAAAACTCATTTGCAGGTGGTGCTTTAATTGAAGCATCAGTATCTCCAGTCAAAGCAACAAGCAACATATTAAGTGGTGCACCTGGTAAAGCTTTGCAGACTGTAAACATTTTTAACAACATTAAAGGAGTACTTGACCCACAAGGGGCAGCTAGAACAATTACTAAAGTTCAAAACACAGCTCTTAAAACAACAGGTATAAAACCATTTATTCCAGGTAGGTAATTATGACTGTATATACGCCAACCTATCGAGTTACTATTGCAGGAACAGTACAAACAACAGAAATAATTTCAGGTGGAACAATTACTTATGGGCGCAACGATTTCTTTGAAGCAACACAACCAAGTTATTGCAACATAGAACTATTAAACCTTGATGGGGCAAGCCCAGTAGTTGAGCTGTTAGACCCAGTAATTATTGAAGTAACAAATTCAGCAGGTACTTATGTCAAATTGTTTACAGGTGAAGTCTCAGGTGTTTACAACAGATTAGAAGCTGCTGGGGCAAGTGGAAAACCTAATACTTTACAAATACAAGCCATAGGCGCACTTGGTTTACTTGTTAAACGAACAGCTGGTGCTATTAGTTATCCTGAAGAATTAGACGGCGCACGTATACAACGAATACTTGAAGAAACTTTATTTATTGCGTGGGAAGATTTAAGTAACACACAAACTTGGGACGATTACACTACCGAAACTTGGGCAACTTATGGTGTGCAAGGCATAGACACAATTGACCCAGGACGTTACGAAGTACTAGCTAGAACAGCTGAAATACAACAAGCATATATTTTAACTGACGAAACCCAACAATCAGGCTTAGGGTACTTATATGACACCACAGATTTTGAAATAGGCTACGCAGACGCAGAACGACGAATAACTAACTATTCAGATAACCTAATAGAACTAGACGCAAACCTGGCTAATGCTGACATACAAACAAGACTTCAAACAGCTGACATAGTTAACAGCGTTGTCATTCAATACGACGACCCAATACTAGAAGAAGCAGCTCAAAACGATAGTTCAATAAATGATTATGGTTTATTGCAAGAAATTAGAAGCACAATACTAGCCCAACAAATTGACGCCCAAGAACAAGCCGTAAACTTTGTTAACTTTAGAGGAACACCTAGAACCTCACTAGAAGAAGTATCAGTAAACCTAGCCAATGATGCTATGACTAATACTGTTAGAGATGATTTACTAGCTGTATCTATGGACACTTTGCTCTATGTGGACAATATCCCAATAGGGCTTATATCTTCAGGTTTTTTTGAAGGCTTTGTTGAGGGTTGGACTTGGACATTAGGTAGACGAAACCTAGAACTTACTATGTCTGTATCTAACTCAATCTATAGTACACTGGATATTCAGTGGGAAGATTATCCAAGTTTAACCCAGTGGCAAAATCTTGACAATACAACTCAATGGCTTGACGTTATTTAAGAAAAGGATAAACTAGAGATATGCCGAATACGACCAATTATTCATTTCCAACGCCTGCCGATACTGATTTAGTAAAAAATGGAGCAGACGCTATCCGTGATTTAGGGGACGCTGTTGATACAGCGATGAACACAGCCCTTGGTACTAAGAAAGCCGGGATGGTGCTTTTATCCAGTGTTGCTTTTAGTGCAGTAAGTTCTCAATCTGTTAATACAGTTTTTAATTCAACTTATGACAATTATTTAGTAACTTGTTTTTTTGAATCAACTGCTACAGACACAATAAATTTTAGATTAAGATTGTCTGGAACTGATAATTCAACTTCCAACTACAATTATCAAGAATTAAGAGCAGAAGGCGTAAACGTTGTTGGTGCAAGAGTTACTGGTGCTTCAACTTACAAATTAGGCGTGATGGAAAATAATAATAGAAATTATTTTAATTTATGGTTATCAAATGTAGCAAAAGCACAAAATACAATTATTGTTGATGAATTTGTAAGAGGTGAGCCAAGTTTGTATTTTGAAAAAGGTGCTCATTTAGTTGCAACTGCTTTTGACGGATTTACTTTGTTACCTGCAAGTGGAAATATAACTGGGAGCGTGAGTGTTTATGGCATTAACAAATAAAGTTTTTATTCAAATAGATGATGAACGTATTGAATTAATAGGGGCTGATAAAGAAGCATTTTTAGAACAACGCGCTAAAGACCAAGCAGAACAAGCATTACTTGAAGCCGAGTATAAAGCCAAACAAGAAGCCAGAGAATCTGCTATCAAAAAGTTAGCAGAAATAGCAGGACTTACAAAAGATGAACTTGCTTCAATCCTTTAACCACAAACAATTTTCTTTAGCTGCAATTGCTTTTTTAGCAGCTTGGCAAGCAACAGACTTCGCCCTTGATTACAGAGCTGTACTTGGTGCTGT